GTAATTTATGGCAATCCAATTGTTACCAGCTGGGGGGGGGTAAAACTCAACATTGATTACGGTACAAATCCTCCCTCTGATACCACCAAGCTCTGGGTGCCATTGGCAACAAAGCCGAGTGCTGTGGAGTGTAGTCCTGCGTTAGCTTTTGGGAACGAAATTCCTGCGTTGGCTCCGTTTGGAACAGGGTATAACACATTTCAAATGAATACACCATGCTACTGTCAGTACGGTAATTATGTGTTTGCCCCGCAACCTTATGTTGGTTCCTATGTAGAGCTTATTGTCAGATATGATGTAACCACAGGAGAAAAGGTAACTTTGCCGTTAGATACAAGCATAAACGCTTTTTCTGTTTACAAAAATCAGCCATCGTTTTCTGTTGGAAACATAATATATATGTTTTTTCCCAGTGGAGTTGCAAAGTATGATGTAACAACAAACAATGCTTCATACATTAGCCTGAACAACCTTTCTTGGCCAGTTACGAACGGCGGCTATTTTTTAAGCGGATGTGTCGACGGCACAAAAATTTATCTTTTGGGCACAAGATATGGAAACTCCTATGAATCTTCTGTTGCTGTTTATGATACGATTGCTGACGATTTTGTATTTTCAGGGAGTCTTCCGAATGCAGCGCAAAACACATATAACTCTTCATGCGTTGCGAGTGGTGACAACCTATATGTTTTCGGTGGAATTACAGCCTTTTCCTACGACCCTTCAAAACATGTGCAGGTTTACAACATAAAAACAGGTGAATTTAAGCAAGTACAAATTCTTCCGTATGAAATCAATAGCACTTGTAGAGCAATTCGTCAAGGAAAATATGCTTATATATTTGGCTCTGCTTCAACACTATACAGGAATGGCATCGTTAAGGTTGATTTAGAAACATTGACGGCAGAAAAACTTAATAATACCTTTGCAGAAAATGTCACATATTCCGCTGTCGGGTTTGCGAACAATAAGTGGTATATTGTTGGTTATGCAAGTAATGTTCATACATTTACGGTCTCCTCTCCCCTCACAAGCAACCACCTGTTCCTCCAAGAGGACTACGGCTACGATGGACTGTGGACAGCACTTAAATCCAAAGATACTGACTTTAAGGTTAAGGTAATCAATGCCTACCTTGGGGACAGTAACAATATCGCACAATTAACAAACGCATACCTTTACGATAGCAAAGACCTCAAATGGAAATCTCTTTCGGGTGAAAGCTATGTAGCGGATATGCAGAACGCACTAAATATATTAGGGGTGAACTAAATACTCACCCCGGAAAGGGTGAATATGAGTATTTTAGGAAATCCCATTACGCTGGGTGGCGGTGGAGCTGATTTGAACATCTACTTTGGCTCCACACCTCCCGCAGACACAAGTAAGCTGTGGGTTCCGCTGGCGAAGAAGCCGGATAAGGTTAAAGCCGATACTGTGTTATCATATGGCGATAATATGCATGAAGAAATAACGATGGTAAACGGAGTGGCATCATCTCAAGCTGCGCAGGCAAACGTGTTAAAAACCAAAAACGGTAGATTAAGTTCTGGATATTTTGTTGATGGAAAATACATTTACTGTATTGGTGGAAGGTTACCATATCTTTTACGATACAATATGGAAACAAATACAATGGAATATGTTGGTCAGTCACCGATAGGTGTTGAATATTCTTCCGTTGCCATAAGTGATGGGTTTGCATACATAAATGGTGGGATAAACACTTCGGACAACATTTGGTACAATGGTGCTGTTAAGTTTGATTTGTCTTCTGGAACTGGCACACAGCTTGGCACAAGCTCAAAATTTGCAAGGAACACTATTGGATGGATGCAGTCTGTAATAGTGAACAAGAAGGTGTATCAGTTTGGCGGCGGGTATTCTGCGACAAATGGCAGTGGCAGCTATAACACTGTTTGGATATATGATACTGTTCAAGACTCTGCGACATACGGCACTACATTACCAAAAAGAAGTAGTTCTATGGCAGCAGTTCCAGTCGGCAATACAGTGTATTTATTTGGTGGAAGGAAAACCATTGAAAGTGGTGATGTAGGCAGTGTTACGAATGAGATTGTTAAGTATAGCATAGCCGACAACGCAACTACTGTTTTGCCGGCCGTCTTGCCCCATGCTGGACAATGTATTTCGGCGTGTCTTTTTGCTGGAAAAATTTATATGATTTCTGCCCAGCCAGATTCTACATATGAAAAATACAATTATCTTTGTATTTTCGACCCAGCAACAGAGACAATTCAAAATGTTGGACAAATAACAAATAAAGAGTATCAAGGAATGGGTGCCTGTGGAGCATATGGAAACTCCATATTCTTTATATCAAATTCTGCCAACGATACATCGGTGTTAAAGGTTACTCCAAAAACAATTCTTGACAAGGATGTTTTATTTATTCAAGAGGCGTTTATACCAAAAAATAAAATTGCATTAGTAAAAAGCAAAGATGCAGAGGTAATGTGCGATGTTGAAAGTGTGTGGCTTGGGAATGATGCTAACTATGCTGATAGGCAAAGTGCATACATTTATAACAGCGCAACATCTCAATGGGAATTGGTTGATGGAACATCGGTTACGGCAGATGCGCTCAACGCTCTTAACATTATGGGGGTGAACTAAATGGGCTATTACACTGAAAAAGCAAAAGAAGTAAAAGCAAAGCAGGAAGCCGAAGTGAACGAACTGTTACAGCTTATAGCTGATGCAGTTGAAGAAAAATACCAAGAGGATATGGAGGTAATCAACAATGTACAAAATGATGAAAAAGCTGATTGAGAAGAAGTTTTACAAGACTGCTGACGAAGCGCAGAACAAACTGGATGTGTTTTTTGCGTGTAATCGTCTGACCGATGACGAGTACAGCGAGTTGACCTTGCTGGTGGAGACTGTGTATACGGGGGTATAAGCCTATGGAGCCGAGCGTCATTGTCGCAATCGTCACAGGCATCGCATCGGTCGCTGCCGTAGTCATAACAAACAACAAAAGCAACATGGAGCGTGACCACAAAGCAGATATCGAACGAGCCGTGACCAATGAAAAGCTGGACGAGCTGACAAGAGAGGTAAGACGGCACAACGACTTTGCGGAGAGAATTCCCATCTTGGAGGAACGGACAACCGCCCTCACCAAAAGAGTAACCAACCTCGAACAGAAGAAAGGAGCATAACAATGAACGAATTTGTAACTTGGACTTCCCTCGGTACTTACGCAGGTTCAGTCATGATGGTCACCATCATCACCCAGTTTTTGAAGCAGACTCCCCTGCGGAACATCAACACTAACCTATTGGCCTATATCGTGTCCGCACTCATCCTCGTGGGCGCAGAAGCGTTTACGGGAGCCGAGCTGACGGTGCAGGGCGTTATCCTGTGCCTGCTCAATGCGGTTATCGTGGCCTTGGCTGCCGGCGGTACTTATGATGCAGCAACTACCGGCATGGTTAAAAAGGTCAAAGAGGAGGAATTCCCTCTTGAGGAGGTGGTGAAAGATGCCTAAAGTGTATCTTTCCCCCGAACGCAGACCGGCTCCCCATGCCCCGTACTACGGCTTTCCGGGTGTGTACGAGCATGACGTGTGTGTAGAGATCGGCGCTTATTGCGCCGAGGCTCTCACCCGCTGCGGGTTTGATGTGATGGTCGCATCCCCCGACAAGACGATGCAGGAGCGAGTGGCCGAAAGCATCGCTTTGCAATCCAACCTCCATATGCCCATCCATACCAACGCAAGCACGGCCACCTTGAAAGAAGGGACTGCACAGGGGCCGACCGTCCTGCGCTACGGCAGAGCCGGAGGCATCAGCGACAGGGCCTGCCAAATGGTCTACCGCAGACTGATGGAGATTTACCCCCGGAACACCCACCGAGGGGTCTATCAGAAGGACGAGTTTTACGAGATCGGCAGAACCCCCATGCTTTCCATCTATCCCGAAATCGCATTCCATGACAACGGACAGGATGCTATTTGGATTGTGCAAAACAAAAAGCGCATTGCCGAGGCACTCTGCAAAGGTGTATGCGACTGGTTCGGCGTGACCTACAAAGAGGAAGAAAAACCGCAGACCGACTATGACAAACTTCTTGCCGAGCTGGAAGAAATCAAAGAGAAGTACAGAACCGAACACGCATCCGCACAGGCGTTGCGTGGCAGAATTTTAGCCGCCATCGAACAGTACGATACGGCGGCGAAGGAGGGGTAATATGGCGAATAGAAGCAACATGAACATGGTGAATGACGGTGGAAGCAAACCACGTGCCGGCGGCGGTGTAGCGAACGCTATTGCGGGCAGCGGCAGCCAAGTAGGGAAAAAGGACGACTCTTGGGTGAACCTTGTAGCTGATGCAGTCGCCGCACAGAACAAACTGCGGAAGACACCGACAAGTCGCACGGGCTATGACAGCTCCGAGCGGAATCAGTATCTTGCCTCGCTGAAAGCCCAGCTCGATGCACAGACTGCGGCCTACGACCAGCTCCTTGCATACAACCAGCAGATGTATGACGAGCAGAAGAAACTGGCGGCACAGAACCGTGAGGACAACGCACGCAGAGCGTACATCGCCAAGGAGATGGCACTCAAGAATATGCCGGGGCAGCTTGCTCGTGAGGGGATCAACGGCGGCCTTGCAGAAACATCCTATGTCAGGCTGAACAACCGCTATGCAAGAAGCCTTGCCGAAGGTGACAGCGACTACTCCGATGCCGTGAGCCGTGCATACCTTGATATGGTGAATGCGAACCGAGACCCGCAGACAGGCAAGATGAATGCACAGGCCAGCTACACGGCAGGTTTGCAGAACGCACCGAGAGTAAAGTCCTACACTACGGAGAACGAAGCATACAAGAAGGCACAGCAGGAAGCCTACAACAAAGCGCGCAGAACCGGCCTTTCTCACGCAGATGCGCTTAAATTCATCGGAATGGGGCTTGACAAATAACCTTTATGTTTGGAGGTATCATGGGCAAAGAAAAAACTTACGGCTACACAGCCGAGGAACTTGAACAGAATTACAATAACGGCACAACAGAATACGGCCTTACTGCCTCCGAGCTGGAGAGGAACTACCTCAACTACAGCGCAAAACCTGCAAGGGGCGTTCCTGCTCCTCCGGCAAAGCAGAAAAGCGCAGCGATGAAGCCGGAAAGCGTTACGAGGAAGCCCGAAAGCGAAACCATGAAACAGAACGTCGATACGCTGAAGAAGCAGCGTGACGATGCTCTCATCAAAGCTGGCGCATACAGCCGTGCAGGGAATATGCAGCAGCAGGCGAAGGAGCAGCGGGATATTGCATCCGAACTCGGATACCAGTATGAAAACGCCCGGTCTGCATATAAGACCCAAAAGAACATGGAGGAGCTTGAGGACTATAACCCCAACGACAATCATTTCAAGGCGGGGGACATGGCTCTTTCCGGCATACAGAACGCCTTCCAGTCCTTTGGGCAGAACGCAGCGATGATGGCTGCTTATGCTAACGGCCCCGGCAGAGAGGAGGCGTGGAAGGCAAAGCAGCTCATCGACAGCGGCATGAACGGCCTTGAAGCGCAGAAACTTTCCGGTATCGAAACGGAGCGCAAGGTTCCGATGCTCGACTATAAGACCAAGGCAGAGATCCGTCACGAGCGCAATGTGGAAAGCACACACGGCTTGGAACGGCTTGGTCTCCAGCTCGGCAATACCATCTTCAACATGGCGCCTTCGCTTGCACTCAATCTCGTTGCGCCCGGCTCACAGGCCGGTCTGATTTTCATGTCCTCCTCCGCTGCGGGAAACAAATTCGTTGAAGCCACGGAGAAGTATGACGACCCGAACATGGCGTTTGCACTTGCAATGGGCGCAGGGCTTGCGGCATACGGCTCCGAGCAGCTCGGCGGTATCTACGGCAAGGCATGGGACAGCAAGGTCGGGCAGGCTCTCCAAAAGAAACTCGTCACGGAGAACCCCGCACTGTACGCATTCGCCAATTCTGTCGGCGGCAAGCTGCTGCGTGACTCCCTGGCTGAAGGCGTGGAGGAGGGCCTCGAAGATGCCGTGAACTACGCCATCGAAAAAGCCCTTACAGGCGAAAGTGATGAGATGGACAATATCTGGTACGATATGCTCCTCGGCGCTCTCGCAGGTGGCGTCTTGGGCGGTGCGAACGCAACGACACGAGCCGTCAACTATAACCGCTTGGGCAAGACCCTCAAGAAATCCCCCGCTGCAGTACAGCAGCAGATCGAGGAAGGCTTGAGCAAGGGCGAAGGCACAGCCCCTGCCATCTATGCAGCGGAAGCGCAGAAGAAGCCCACCCCCCAGATGCTCGGCAGACTGTTCGAGGCGAACCAGTCCTTCGATGCGGAAAGCGGCCTCTCCAAAATCCAAGGGGATATCACACAGCTGTCCATCCGAGAGCTGAAGGCCATGATGAACAACGCCAACGCCATCGTCCAGGCTGCGGAAACATTGGGTGTAAAACCCACTCCCGAATCGGTTATGACCGAGGTTTTCAGTAAGCAGAAGGAAGCTGCTATTAGAACAGCACAGGATGGCGTAGAACAGGCTTTTTCGCAGATGGTAGATAATCCTGCCAACGCAGGGGAAGTCGCCTACAACAGCGCAATTCAAGGCGCTCCTGCAAACCAAAGCGCAGCGCAGAAGGTTTACAACGACCCTGCTGCGAGAGAGTCCTTTGCAAAGCTGGCAGGGATTGAGTACACAGGGAACCCTGCCGCGGATATTGCTGCCATCGAGGTGGCGACCAAGAAGCTGGGCGAAACAGGAAAGCAGGTCGTATCCGAAGCAGAGTACACGGAGCGCATGACCGAAGCGGCAGAAAGGGCGACTGCCGAACTGGAAGCCAAAGCGGAAGCGGAAGCCGATGTGCTTGAGCAGGAGAGCCTGGAACGCTGGCTGTCCATCGAGCAGAACACCGATATCGATATAGACGGCAAACGCCATGTGCGTGAAATCACCAATACCGATGTGCGCGGAAATACCGAGATTGGCTATAAGAAAGCTGAAATCCCGAACAGCAAGAAACCCGCAGTCAATGCGGTCGAAGGCGCTGCGAAATACCTTGGCAAGACTATCGTGTGGTTTGAGGGTGCGGTGCAGGTCAATGGGCAGTACCGACTGACCAATGGCTATCGCGCACCGGATGGCACCATTTATGTCAACATCAATTCCCGCGATCCGCTGATGGTTACTTTCGGGCATGAGATGTTTCACGACCTTGTAGCTGATAGCAAGTATTCCGGGCTGATTGATACGCTGGTAGAGAACCCAGACTATGCCGATATGGTAAAGGGCATGATGAATGCCAAAACCGAACTGTACGAGCGCAATGGGATTGAGCTTGACCCGAATGCAGCTGCGGAGGAAGTCGCTGCCGATATCAGCGGTGATCTTTTGGGCAGCCGGGATATGCTGGAGTACATCGGCGCAAGAAATACGGAAGCCGCCACCGGCATTAGAGGTTTCTTGAACCGTATCCTCAAAAAGCTAAAAGGAAAGCCCTCTGCACAGGAAGCCTATAACAGGCTATCCGAAGCGCAGCGGGCTTTGATTGACGGTATGGAAGATGGGGCGAGAAACATATTTGCAGACCCGGCAATCGGTGAGGATGTGAAGTACTCCATCAGAGAGGAAGCACCTCCCGAGAAAACCGTTTTGGGGTATAAGGTGTTTGTCGTGAAGGATGGAAAACTCTATCCCCCGATGGTCGCTAACCCAAATGCGGAAGATACCCCGGTTGGCGTGTGGCTTAATGCGGATATCGGGGAGCGCGCACCGGACAGCAAAACCGGTCGAATGCAGGTTAAGGCTGGTGGTAAAGGAACACAGGGTGGAAGCGGAAGCCTTGCTTTTAGACCGGGCTGGCATCTTGGCGAAGTACCGGTAGCAAACCAGTTCGATCGGCTCAACCCGGAAACCGGGAAGAAAGAGTTATTCCCTTCAAACTTTGTTTGGGCAGAGTGCCTTGTTGCGGCAGATATTGACTACCAAGAGGAAGCAATGTCCTACGGCTATACGAAGTCCGGGAAGTTCCAACACTCCCTTGCTGGTCTGCCGAAACTCCCTGTCGATGGGTATTATAAATACCGGACAAACCCGCGCCCGGACACAGTGCCGTGGCTCATCACTGGCGCGATGAAGGTAAACCGCATTCTTTCCGACAGCGACGTAGAACAAATTCTCGAAAGCAAGGGGATAACCCCTCCGAAGCGCCAAGGCGGCGAAAAGACGCTGGAACAACTGGGCCTTGGGAAGTATGCTGGCGGGAAACATTCCCTTATGGATATCCCGGCAATGGACAGTACTGGCAGGGAGCTTACTGCCGAGCAGCGGGAGTATTTCTTCGGCTCCAAAGTCGTTGACGCAGAGGGCAGGTTGAAACCTGTATATCATGGTAGCCCTGCGGTGTTCACCGAGTTTTCCCCCGATTTCATGTCCCAGCATGGCAGTTCCGAGGGGCAAGGCTTCTATTTCACTGATTACAAGCCGATGGCAGAGGGCTACCAAAAGGACGGCGGACAACTCCTTGAGGGGTACCTTGATATCAAAAAGCCGTTGAGCGATAGCGAGATTACGCTGACAAGGGCAGAAGTAAAAAAACTTTTGCAGGCTGTTGACCCGACCGGTGATGAAGTGCTTGTGAATTACGACCCTGCCGGCGGTATTGGGTACCCTTCAAAAACATGGTATAACCGTGCGCTGGATGCTACCGTAAAGGCAGCTATGGAATATAGCGATAGTGATAGCGAAATCCTTGCGGAGATTGCAAACGGCGGAGCAGGTTCCGGAACCGTTCTTGAAGCGGCTCGAAACACGCTTGGTTATGACGGATACATTGTAGAGGGCAAATATGATAACGCCACCGTGTATGTGGCGTTTGACAGTAGTCAATTTAAGAACATTGACAATACCGCTCCAACCGAAAGCAAGGATATCCGCTACTCCCTCATGGATGCTTCTGCAATGGATAGTGAGTATTCCGCAAAAGAAGATGCATTATTGGATTCCAGCAAGGTCAAAATTGTTGGAAACGGCGATGTTGATATTGCCCTTCCGGAAGGGTACGAAGATATCGGAATAGCCGTGACAGGAGAAGGGTCTGCGGCTCCCAACCGGTATTCCCTCATGTCGTTGAGTGAAAGCGAACTTGGTACGGACAAGGTCAAGTATGCAACAAGACTTGCGAAGGCAACCGGCGTTTCTGTTCAGTTGGCAACGGACTGGATTAAGTCCGTCTATAGCGTGGCAGCTATTATCGGCGATGACAAGGCGCGGCTTGATTATGAGGCCAACCGCAACAATACATCCTTGAAGCCAAACTCTGAATATGACTTCAGCCTCGATTTTTCCACGCTGTGCGCAAAGCGGCTTCTTTTCTCCGGCACGATGGACGCAATCCAATCTGCACTTCCGAATACCCCTCTTACAAGCGAAGACTTCGTACACCTCCGTGAAATCATGAAGGATTCCGGGTACGAGGTAGCTTGCGGCATTTGCTACGTAGAGTCCACAAGAAGGGAATTCTCTACAATATCCGAGGGCTTTGTTGAGCAGTACAGAAAAGCGCAGGCGGAAGGCGCAAACATAAAGAAGGTGAATGCTTCCGGGCAGACAAAGGATCTTACAACCAGCAAGGGGATAGAAAACAGTGACCCGAATCGGTTCGTTTATCCGGAGAAAGGGTTTACCCCCACCCTTGCGGATCTCGTGACCGCAGAAGGCATTGACCGTTTGCAGGCGGAGCATCCAGAAGTCTATAAGGCATTCAATGCCTATATGAATGCAAGAGGGCAGCAGAAGCCAAAGATGATAGAGACACGGACGGATTACCGTGGTGAGATCCTTAACATGACAAAGGGGCAGGTGAGCCGCCGGAACTCCCATGGTGGGCTTCGCATCCAATCCTTCTCTGACTTTGAGGTTCCCCACCTCATCGATATGATGCAAGCTGTGTACGATATGGCCTCGATGGGCTTAAAAGGTCAGGCGTACACGAAAGTCCCTTCGTTTGCGAGAGCAATGGGGCGCACTGGCATCAAAATCAACCTTTCGCTTATCGCAAAAGGAGATGGGGTGGACGCAAATGGGAAACTTATTTTTGACGATGTAGAAGGAATGCCTGCTTATGAGGCTTTTTCAATTCGCAACGACCCCCGCTTCAGCGAAAATGTTGGTACCATTCTCGTCGGCAAGAATGTAAAGCATATCGTCACTGCGATGTCTGATCCAGAGATCGACTTCATCATCCCGTTCCACAAATCGAGCTGGAGCGCCTCCTTGTATAAGTCCCTTGGTCTTGAATGGTATGAGGACTTTACGGACTATCAGAACGAGAAGAAAGCTGGCACGAAGATCGAAAACTATGACCCGGCTGAATATTGGGACTTCAGCAAGACAGGCGATGAGAACGCACAGATTTACCTTGAGAAGTGCAGAGCTGACGGTCGCACACCCAAATTTGCTGAAGTAATGTATGAGGGTAAGAGCCTCACCGAGTATCCCGGCTACTGGAAACTGCTCATCGACTACAAGATGTACAACAACGATGGGGTTGGCGCCCCGCAGAAAGCAGTCAAACCTGTCTTCGATGATGCCTACAATGCCAAGATGTTGAGCGAGTACAAAGGCGGCCACGGAAAACTCCCTGTCGCACACGACATTGTTGACCGCTTCCTGAAGGAGAAATCCGAAGGCAGCTACTCCCTCATGGAAGATGCCCAGTACATGGCCGACATCGACAGGGTTGTTTCCGAAGCAACCGAGAAAGCAAACGATGAGCTAAAGGCTGCACAAGCCGAGGTGAAGAATATCCGTCAGCAGCTTGCTGACTATCGCCAGCAGGCAACTGCGGAAGCGAAGATGAATGACCGCTGGCGTGATGCAGAGACGAAACTCCTCACCGAAATAGCAGCTGCTAAAGAGCGAGAGAAGGCAGCAAAGGCCCGTGCAGAATTCATGGCGAAATATGATGCACTTGCCAAGCAATACCGTGCCGACCTCCGTGCGAACAATCTGCAGATGCGGGACAAGTACAACGAAAAGCTGTCCGAAGCAAAGGATGAATACAATCGGAAACGCCAGCAGGATCGCATCGATCGTGTGGTGCAGGAAGACAGAGCAAAGAGCAAAGCCCGATTGAGGACGGCGGAACAGAAATCCACCACTACGGAAGATGTTGCCAAGGTTCTGACCGAAATGCCGAATAAGGGCAAGGAGACTTTTAAGGCAAAAATCGCTGAAAGCTGGAGAACCTTCAAGCGCCAATGGATTAACACCAAGGACGAACTGGAGCGATTCGGGAACGAAGTCGGCGACAGCAGAATCATGTATGCAGCGAACAATGTCGGGCAGGCAGCTGCGGCGGCGCAGTATTCCATTGGCGGCGCCGGGCAGTACGATTTGAACGGTGTGAAAATCAGCGATAAGAACCTCATGCAGGTATTTGAGCCTGCTGAAAAGGCGGGGCTGACCAAGGAATTCTACACATACCTCCTGCATGAACACAATGTTGACCGCATGAGCGTCCGTGAAAAAGCACAGAAGGTGCTATCGGCATTCCGTGAGGAACTGAACAAGAAAGTCAAAGGCTTTGCGGAAATGACCGATGAGAACATTGCAACAGCCGCAGGCAAAGATGCTTCCCTTACAAAGACATACACCATGGAACAGATCGATGCTGCAAAGCGGTATAAGCAACTGCAGGCATGGGCTGAAAAGCAGTTTGACAAGCCTGTATTCGGCAGCAAGGTTACGGCAGACGACAGCCGGGCCGCTGCCGCAGCCCTTCTGGAGGCACACCCAGAATTCGAGAAGTGGGCAAAGGATGTGTATGCCTACCTTGACGGATTGATGGAGGTGCGAAAGCAGGGAGGACTCGTTAGCGCCGATATGGCACAGTACATGAAGGAACTGTATCCGCACTATGTTCCCACCTACCGCGATATGCCCAGCACCTCCGGCGGCTACTCCAACCCCAACATCGTTGCGGTGAACAGCACCATCAAGTCCGCAAAAGGTGGCAACCAGGATATCATGCCGCTGATCGACAGTATTGCCAGGCAGACCTTGCAGACCTTCTCCGCAGCCAAGAAGAACATTCTGGGCAATATGCTGTATGAAGATGCAATGGATACTACCCGTGATATCTCGGAATACATTCAGAGTGTTACAGAGGAAGGCGATCTCGTTGACCTTGATGCGGATTCCGCAGAGAACCTCAAGAACACGCTGCGCATTTGGGTGGATGGCAAACCGGTTACTCTGCACATGAGCGAAGCAATGGCCGATGGGTTTAGACCCATTGAGCAATCCAATTCCTTTGGAATGAAAGCATTGCGCTCCATCAACAGCACATTCAAGAAGCTGGTCACGCAATGGAACCCTGTATTCATCGTGCGAAATTTCGTCCGTGATGCACAGTCTGCATTGTACTTTACCCATTACAGCAATGCCGCATTCATTAAGAACTACGGCAAGGCCGTAAAGGAAATCGCAACGAACGGGAAGTATTGGCAGCTCTATCAGGCGATGGGCGGAAAAGGAACTACCTATTATGACCCAAAGACGGGGCTTTCCGACCGCCACCATTTCAAGAACGGTGCAGTCGATAAAGTGGCTGGTGGGTTGAATAGAGTAATCGACATCCTCTCCTTTGCCAATGAAGCGGTCGAGCAGTACCCCCGCCTTGCTGAATTTATTAGCACGATGGAAGACACAGGCGATGTTCAGCAGGCGCTCTATAACGCAGCGGACATCACAACGAACTTCGGCCGTGGCGGCTTTGCGGCTCGCAAGCTGAATGCGTCCCTTGTTCCTTTCTTCAACCCCGGTATGCAGGGCCTTTCCAAGAACATCCGCAATGTCATTGACCGGCGCGGCTGGAAGGAAATCGGTCAGCTTATCTCTCGGCTGCTCATCAACGGTGTAGCCCCGGCAATCATCATGGGTCTGCTTTATGACGGGCTGAAAGAGGACGATGACTACAAGGAGCTTTCCAACTACATGAAGGACAGCAACATCCTCATCAAGGTCGGAGATAACAAGTTTATCAAGATCCCGATGGGGCGTGAGCCATCCGTCATTACGGCGTTCACCAATCGGATGTGGCGCTGGCTGAAGGGAGAACCGGCAAGCAGCGCATTCGCAAATTATCCGTCCTTTGCCATCGAACAGATCGCACCGAACAATCCGCTGACCAACAATATCTTCGCCGGTATTACTGCGATGAGCACCAATAAGACCTGGTACGGCGGCGACATCGTTTCCAGCTACATGGAGGAAAAGCCTGACTATCTGCAATACGATGAAAGCACCGATGCGTTCTCCATTTGGCTCGGTGAGATTACACGACACGGTAAGAACGGCATCGAGGGGCTTTCCCCGAAGAAGGTCAATTACCTGATCGACCAGTATTCCGGCTTTATCGGTGACTGGCTGCTTCCGACGCTTTCCAAGAAAGCAGATGTCCCTGCGGTGGTAAAGGCTTTCGTGGTAGATAGCGTCCGGCAGAACCGGCTGGGCAGCGACTTCTATGATGCGCTGGACGAAGCAAAGCAGGTAAAGGAGACCGAGCTTGCGACAGCAGCCGATGATGCAACCTACTCCTACCTGTATAAGCAGAGCAAGGCTGCATCCGAAATCACGAAGCAGCTCAAGGAAATCTACAACAGCGGCGAAAAGACCCGCAAGGAGAAGATGAGCGAGGCTCGTGACCTGCTGGAGCTGCGTAACGAGATTTATAGAAAAGCCCTGTTGACCGTTGGCACCTACGAGGAAACCGCAAAGAGCATCGGAAGTGCAGACAGCGATGTTGTTAAGCGCGAAGCAAACCGCAAGGCGTTCGGTGCAGAGTACGCACTAAAGACATACAACAAGGATGTCGGAGAAAAGGCAGCCGAGTATGTCGCACAGGGCGTTACCTACGACCAATACTACGCCGCATACTTCGCAGCCCGTGGGATCACAGGCGACAAAGACGGCGATGGGAAGACAATCCAACTGTCCTCCAGCCGCAAAAAGAAGGCCGCTATCGATAAGGCCGTTCCCGGCGCAAGCACAAAGCAAAAGCACCTTTTGTACGAGGCACTCGGAGTGTCAGAGAAGGTGTGGTAAAGAGATGCCCCCTCCGTAACTGGAGGGGGTATTTTACTGTGCAACGCATACGCAAAACACCGAGGATAAGAGATAGCGGTGTGTAAAAGTGATGTACTAATGGAGAAACCGCTGTTGAACACTATGTTTATTTATAGTTCGAATCTCTCCATCTCCGCCAAAGGAAAACCCCGCAGAAATGCGGGGTTTTCCTTTGTTTATGCGGCTTTTCTCCATTTCGATACTTTGCGTTTATTGCTGTTTATTGCTTTGTATTTGCATCCGTGTGATGTAAAAGTGATGTAGTAAATTTGGCCTGTGCATCCTCCAACATTTTGTCACGCAGATGGGTGTACTTTTCCGTCACGATGTAGGAGGAATGCCCCATCATCCCTTGGACAACGGCTTTGTCAATCCCTGCCTCGCAGCAAGATGTTGCGAAGCTATGCCGAAGCTGGTGGAATGTGCAGCATATTCCGTAATTTTTACACCATTTTCTCCAATTGCGGGACGATTCATTGCTTCGAAGGATTTCTCCCTTTTCATTCGTGAAGATGTAACCATTCTTCCCATTGAATCGTTCTGCGACATCCGGCAGGAGGAATACCGTCCTGACCCCTGCGTCCGTCTTTGGCTTTTTTATGTTCGGAGTAGTGCCGACATAGTATACGCTTTTCGTAACATGGATTTGGTTTTTATCCCTGTCGATATCCTCGTATCGCAGAGCAAGTGCTTCTCCAACACGAAGCCCGGTCATCATAATGAAGTAACCAAGTCGTGATACGGCGCAATCGTCCCAATGGGCTGCGATCTTTTCCCGATCCTCCTGCGATGCTTCTTCCCGCCCGCTTGTTTTCTTCCCGGTCGCTTTGATGTTTGCAACAGGGTTCACTTGTATGTCCCCGGCGAGGATGGCGAGGTCGAACACTTGGCTCGTTATGTTCTTCTGCGTGTTCACGGTTTTTTGCGAGAATGTCTTTCCAACCTTATCGAGGAAACCCTTCACCTGCATCGGCGTGATGTCTGCGACAGGCGTTTTCCCGAACGTAGCGACACATCGCACGAGCGCAGGCTTGTACCCTCGAAGGGAATTGTATGCGAGGTTGTCCCAAGACTGCTCCAGCGCTTCGGCATATACGGCAAATGCAGCAGACCGCTTATCCTCCGCCTCCCTGCTGAATTCTGCAATCTTCTTTATGACATCCTTTTCTGATCTCCCGTAAAAATACTTGCGCTTCCCATCAATTGTGATTGCTTTTTGGTATGTCCCGTCTTTTCGCTGCGATATCGCCCTGCGTGAGTCTTTTTTTGCGTTCAAACCGCACCAAGGGCAGTAGAGCCAATCATCCTGTAATTCCTTTTTGCACTTCTTACAGAGCATCCTCGTATGCCTCCATCAACCAAAGCAAGCGTGGCACTTTTTATACCCGCTCGATATGGCTTCCTTTTCCGACATCTTTCTCATCACATTCTTTTTGCTCAAGGCGCAATTCCCGTTATGATACCTGCTGTCCACATAACCATACGCTGTAACGAGAACAGTTCTATTTGTCTCCCACGGGAGCGCCTTCCCCGTGAGATCAGCTATCTGTATTCCCTGATAAACGCACAAAATGCCGAGGGCAAGGCACAAAGCGGCAAGCGAATATGTTAGAATATTCTTTTTATTCTTTGCGCTCTCTGCCGTTGCGTTTTTCTTATCTGTTGACTTTCCCGGAGAAACTCTTATTGGCGTGACTTTTACCCTTTGAACTTCCCCCACATGCTTCGGCGCATCTTCCTCCACCTTGCTTTCTTCTCTGGCGTCAGGAGTAAGTGGGGCTTTTGTATCGCTGTCTGGATCCGCCCCTGTAAATAGGTGCTTTCTGTGCATAAAGTATATGATATTTGGCAACGACCATGCTAATGCGGTAATCAAGAAATAGACGCCAGACACCGCAAGTTTTGTGACTAGGTCCGCCATAATTACACCACCATAGGCATTCACCCCTGCCGAAATAGGCGCTATAGCAAACAACGCAATTATGTACTTGAAACGAGAAGCACAGAAACTGCTGACTGCAGTGTACGCCAGAACGGTAAGAAATGAGTTGACGAGGCACAATGCTATGCAGATCACAATATATGCAGGAAATGCACTAAACACGGTAGCGAAGCATATGAGTGTGAACCAAATAGAAGAAAGACTAATAGCAGCCCCAATCAGCCAAAGTATTTTGCAAACCTTTAGCCACTTCATCCCTAAATCTTTTTGCATTTTCTCTCCTCCTATCATTAACCGCCCTCGTTGCCGGGGGCGGTATTTTACTTATAAGCTATCTGCCCCATAGTCAACAAACCCGCTGAAGCAGAACTCACAATATGTTGGGTTTTCGCTCATCATCGCTTCAAAAGGATATCTCCTCCCGCAATAGTCGCACAGGAATGTTCTATTTTCTAAACAGTCTTTGCATAGATACTCATCATTATATCCAATATCCGTAAGCTCATCTATTCCTGTAAGTCTTCCGCAGATTGTGCATGGTGAAAAGTCCTCTCCGTGACTCGCCCGCTGGCTTCCACAGCCGCCAAGCAATAGAAGCGCAGCTAAAGCAATAAATAATCTTTTCATCTTCCCATGCCCCCTATGTCAGCCCTTTTTATTGGACACCTGCCTGTGTACGATTATATTCGTAACGAACATCTGTTCTTAACCCCGAATTAAACCGTAGTTAAGGTTATTTGCATCGATTAGGACGAGGTATAAAATCATCATTGCCAGCAGGACAAAAATAACTGCAAAGAGTGTTTTGGATAGCTTCCTGCGCTGACGCACCTGCTCTTTCAGAACCTCTATCATTTCTTCGCTGCTTTGGCTGTCTGTTTTGGTATAGACTTCCTTCACGAAATGCTTGTCGAGAGATATGTGCAGCGCTTGGCAGACGGAAGCAACGAGAAAAAGGCTTGGATTTTTTGTCGGCTCCGAAAGCAACCGTGAGATCGTCCTCTCAACCGTCCCGGCATTGTCGGCCAAGTCCTTGTGGGTCATACCCTGCTCCTGCCGTTTTTCGGCCACCTCCAGCAAAAAGTTTTCCCAATTCTTATCTTCGTCAAAACTCACAAACTCATCTCCTGTTTTTTGGAACCAGACACATTTGTCAGGAAAACATGACAAATTTGACGCCCAAACCGCAACATTTGTCAGTATACATTGGTCATGCAATTTGTTACAATTGAATTGTACCAAATACATGCTGAATTTGGAAGGATTTTTATTTGACAATAATCGACAAAAGAGGAGGAACACCAATGGAGAAAAAGGAGGAATTCAAAAAGGCGGTGGAACGGATGTCTGACGAGCAGCTTGTTAAATATCTTCGGATTCTAAAGTTTTCATTAGACGAAGATATTTCTCAATTTTCTCATCTGTCAAAGTATCTGCGAAATCCATAAGGTCTTTCCGGATCCCGGACAGCTCACCTTCGGTGGGCTGTTTTCCTTTACCCAAAAGCTCGTCAACGGTGATGCCGAAGTAATCGGCGACCTTTTGGAGTGTTGCTTGCCTTGGTACGGAACCTTTGCTCCATCGTGTAACAACGGAACGCATAAACCCCATTTCTTCTGCAACAGCAGACGGGGACTTGCCTATTTTGTTGCACAACGCAACATAGTTAATGTAGAACAAAAGCAACACCACCTTTTTGTGCAAAACGGAGAAAGTAAACGAAGGCAACACTTTTCTATTGATTGTTGCGTTTGTTTACTGTACAATGTGGTTATGGGGCAACAAGTGCAACACAAAGCGGGCATCCCGGATGCCAAATATTCATGTTCTTCGCAATAATATGATATCACTTTGTGTAAACTTTTGCAACAAAAACTTATAGAAGGGAGGATAGTTTGGATGCCTGCACAATGGACTGGCGACATGGTCGGCAAGATGCACAACAACAAGATAACCTTGACGCAGGTCGCAGAGAAAATCGGCGTGACGAAAGCGTATGTCTGCATGGTCCTTAACGGCCACAGAAACCCAAAGGGAGCAGAACAGCGGTTCATGGCTGCGCTGGACGAGCTTATCAAGGAAAAGGAGGGAGGATAATGCCGAGAGAAAAGGAGAGCTACCGGGACAACCTCGAACGCTTGATGGACAGGTTCCCCGGCAAGGAAATCCTCTCATTCACAGAGGTTTCGCAGTACACAGGGATGGGCTACCGACAACTGATGAGCAGTGACATCCCGTTAAAGAGAACAAGCAAACGAGGCAACTACTTTATTTCGGCAGCAAGCCTCGCAAGATGGTTAAGTTAAGGAGGATAATATGAATTTCACCCACAACACTTTCATTCAATGGTTCAAAGCATCCGAGGTCAAGCCCTCGAAGGACGGAAACTACCTGTGCATGACGTCCCCCGGCAGTTTCATGATTACGCACTTCATGACAAAGTATCAGCTTTTCAACGTTAACGAGGACTGCACCGACTACGCACTCAATGTTACTTGGTGGACTCCAATCCCCGAACTGCCCTATGAGGAGGACAAAGATGAAGCGTAAAGAAGTGATCGAGTTTCTGAAGGAAGCCCTGTATATGCTCATGGCCTTGGCCAGCATGGTCGGCTGGATGGTCATATTGATGGGGGTGTGTCCCGGATGACACAGAACGAGCGCATCGAAGCCATCAGAAGAGTTTTTCCCGGCTACTCGAAGCCACTCGACAGTATGTGCAAGCGCCCCGAATACTACGGTGTTAAGCGGACACCTGAAGCGCAGGCGCTGATTTCGAAGAAGCGGCCAAAGCGGGATGTTTATAACCTCCACGTCTGCGTACCCAATGGATTTGTGGACATGGTGGAATTCCGCAGGCAGCTCATCGAGATGGGCTACGGGAACTTTTCAAATTGGGTGCTGCGGTGTATCCGCAGACAGCAGGAGGAGTACAAAAAAAGAAAGGCCCCCGTCAGAGACGGAGACCCAACTACCACCATAACTATACACGATAAAGGGAGGGATGTCAAGCGATCGTCTACAAGGGAACCGATAAAGATATGAAGTGCCGAGGCTTCCAATTCGATCTTGGCAAAGAATATGTGGAGGAGGAAGCGGAACTGTGCGAGAAGGGATTCCACGGCTGCGAGTATCCTCTTGATGTGTTTGGCTATTATCCCCCGGCAGGCAATCGGTTTTTCGAGGCCGATCTTGACGGGGTGACAGACGAAGCAAAAGGCGACAGCAAGCGAGCCGGAACGAAAATAAAGCTCCGGGCGGAGATCGGTATCGCTGGTATTGCAAAAGCTGCGGTTGAGTACATAAAGGAAAGAGCCGAAAGCAGCGACAATCAGACCGGCGACCAGAGCGCTGCAACCAACACCGGCGACCAGAGCGCTGCAACCAACACCGGCTACCAGAGCGCTGCAACCGTCGATGGAAAGGAGTCTATTGCAATCGTCACCGGATTTGATAGTAAGGCATCCGGCGCCATTGGATGCTGGCTTGTCCTAACCGATAGGGGTGTCTGGGACGGTGAGACCCGCCCAATTAAAGAGGTTCGTGCGGTAAAGGTGGACGGGGAGGCCATAAAGCCCGGCGTGTTTTATAAACTTGTGGATGGAGAGGTGATTGAGGCATGACCCAGATACCTTATGTGCCGGATGCTATCTGGCCGGACGACTACATGGACTGGCTCCATCTGGAATGCCCCGTCTGCAAAGCGGAAATCCACAGCGACATCTATGTACGCAAGTGGGATGATGAGATCATTGCCTGCGACCAATGCATCGATGACCACTTTGAAGAATACCTCGATGAATACGAAGCGGGTGAGATCAAGAAGATTGACGCTTACGACGCCGCTGGGGACAAGCATTTCGAGGAAGCAGAACGGTATATCAGATCGTATTAAGGAGGAAACATGGAGACCAACTATTTCAGAGAGCTAAACAGCATCGACTGTTCCGACAAGATCGAGAAGAAGAACGGCCTTTCGTACCTTGCGTGGGCGTTTGCGTGGGGTGAGGTGAAGAAGCGTTATCCTGATGCGACCTACACCATCTACGAGAACGAGGCGGGATGGTTTTACCACACCGATGGTCAGACCTGCTGGGTAAAGACAGGCGTGACCGTCAACGGCATCGAGCATATCGAGTACCTGCCTGTCATGGACTACAAAAACCAATCCATCCCGCAGAGCAAGGTCACATCCTTTGATGTCAACAAGGCCATCCAACGGTCGCTGACCAAAGCCTGTGCCAGACACGGCCTCGGCCTGTACATCTACGCAGGGGAGGATTTGCCGGAGGATGCTGAACGAGTCCCCGACCCTGTTGAATTCTGCACCGACTGCAAGAAACAGATCGTCAGCATCAAGAAGCGCAACGGCGAGAACTGGCCTGTAAAGGAGATTGCCGCATACAGCGAGCAGCGGTTCGGACGCAAGCTCTGCCCCGACTGCCAGAAGAAAGCCTTTGCAGCAGAGAAGGAGGCCGAAAAGAATGAAAACAAAGATGCGGTTTGAGACCGCAGACTGGACGAAAGACCGAAACGGCTACGGCATCATCTTGTACACAAAGGATGCCGCAGCCGCACAGGCTTTTCTCAATAGCATGGAGCTTGGCAAGAAATACTCCGCAGAGCTGGCCGAGGTAAAAAACAGGCGGTCGCTCGATGCCAATGCGTACTGCTGGGTGCTTATCGGCGCTTTATCCGAAGCGCTCGGAAGGCCGAGAGACGAAATCTACCGACACTATGTGCGGGAGATGGGCGTGAACAGCATCGTGTGCCTAAAGTCGGATGCAGCGGGCGAGCTGCAGGAGGCGTGGGGACTTCATGGCCTCGGCTGGCTGACGGATGCATTTCCGAGCAAGCTGCCCGGATGTACGAATGTGATCCTGTACTACGGCTCAAGCACATATGACACAGCGCAGATGTCTCGGCTCATCGATCTCATCGTTGAGGATTGCAAAGAGCAGGGCATTGAGACCGCAACGCCCGCAGAGCTGGCGCTGCTGAAGGAGGAGTGGGGCAAATGAAAAACGAATGGGGCGCAGAGCTTGACCGAAACGGATACGCACCGAGCATCGTACAGGCCGACACATCCAAGTGCTTTTTGTGCCAGCGCTCCGGCGTAAAGCTCGACCGGCACGAAATCTTCGGCAACGCAATGAGGAGCAAAAGCAAGCGCATGGGGCTTTGGGTGTCCCTTTGCCACACGCCATGCCACCTGACACACGCACACGGCTGCGCAGAGGTGATGGACTTGCTGCACCGGCTGGGCGAGCAAGCCTGTATTGACAACTACGATTTCACGATCCCGATGTTCCGGGAGGAATTCTACACAAACTATTTGGAGGAAACAGAATGCTGAACAAAGCAATCCTTAATGGGCGGCTGACGAAAGCCCCCGAATTGAAGCAGACCAACAGCGGCAAGAGCGTGTGCGGCTTTACCATCGCCGTAGACCGAAGCCGTGACCGTGAGAAGACCGACTTCATCCCCATTGTAGCATGGAACAAGACCGCCGAATTCGTGAACCAGTGGTTCGGAAAGGGTGACCTTATCACCATTGTAGGCCGCATCGAAGTCCGCAGCTATGAGGACAAGGACGGCAACAAGCGCACGGCCACAGAAATCATCGCAGAGGAGGTTCTGTTTGGCGGAAGCAAGAACACCACCAACGCATCCGAAAAGCCCGCAGAGGTCAAAACAGACCAGTTTGAACAAATCGAGGACGAGAACGACCTCCCTTTTAATTGAGGGTTACGCTTCCCAGTAAAAAGCGACAGGAGGACAACCCATGAAGTACCTTAAAGTCTTTACAGACTTTGCAGATGCCATGGAGGAACTCGGAGATGCGGAGAGAGGGCGGCTGTTCACGGCTATGCTGAAATATGCAGAGACGGGCGCAGCCCCCGACTTCCGGGGAAACGAGCGTTTTATATGGCCGGTAGCAAAGTTGCAAATAGACCGGATGGCTGCTGAATGCGAAGGAAGAGCCAAAACAAGCAGGGAAAACGGTTCCAAGGGCGGTAGGCCGAAGAAAACCCAAGTCAACCTAAAAAACCCAGTGGGTTTTTCAAAAACCCAGAAAAGCCAAGACAAAGACAATGACAATGACAATGACAAAGACAAAGAAAATATTCCCTCCGGGAATAATACCCCCCCTACCCCCCCAAGGGGGCGTGTGGATGTCCCGGAAGCCTTGATGGAGAACTGGAACGGCTTTTGTGAGATGCGCAAGAAAATCAAAAAGCCCCTCACTGATCGGGCCGCAAAGATGATCCTGAATGAGCTGGAACGGCTGGCACCGGGGGACAACCACACAAAGGGGCTTATTCTCGATCAGAGCGTTAAGCGCTGCTGGCAGGATGTATACCCGTTGAAAGGCGACAAGTCTGCTGGTGGGACCGACAATGTATTTTTGCAAATGCTGCGAGAGGAGGGAGAGCATGACCCGTTCTGAAACCCTTGCTGTCATGTCGATTTTGAAGGCTGCATACCCCGGTTATTACCGAGACATGAAACGGCAGGATGCCGAAGCTGTGGTAAACCTGTGGTCGGAGATGCTTGCAGACTATCCTGCGAACTTGGTCGCAGCGGCAGTCAAAGCACACATCGCAGGAGATCAAAAGGGTTTCCCTCCGCACATCGGGGCGATTATCGCATCCATCGGCGAGGTCAGTAAGCCCGCCGAGCTGACAGAGGGCGAAGCGTGGGCGATGATTTCAAAAGCATTGCGAAACGGAGGCTACGGCAGCGAGCAGGAATTTGCTGCATTGCCGGAGACGCTGCAACGGCTTGTAGGCCATCCGTCACAGCTCCGTGAGTGGGCGATGATGGATGCAGGGACGGTGCAGACGGTTGTACAGTCAAACTTCCTGCGATGCTACAGGGCAAGGATGGAGACCGAAAAACGGCTGGCTGCAATGCCATCGGAAATCCGAGAGAAGCTGACAAACGCTGCGAACCAGCTACCGAGCTTTGACATTGCGCTGGCGCAGCGGACGATGGAGGAGAATGCATTATGAGCAACATAGTGGCGGAGTTGTACCACGATAACTTTCAAAATTACAAGCGGTACAACATTCCAAAGGCGCAGCTTGTTATAGCTGACATTCCATACAACATCGGGGTTGATGCGTATGCAAGCAATCCGATGTGGTATGAGGGAGGTAACAACAAAAACGGGGAGAGCAGGCTTGCAAAAAGCGCTTTTTTCAATACAGATGGAAAATTCAAAATCCCGGAGTATATGCATTTTTGCAGCAAAATGCTTGTTAAAGAGCCAAAGGAAAAAGGCACGGCGCCTGCTATGATCGTATTCTGCGCTTTTGAACAAATGCAAACGGTAATAGAGTGCGGAAAACAGTATGGATTTGTAAAATCTTACCCTCTTTTTTTCTGCAAAAACTATTCGGCACAGGTTCTTAAAGCAAATATGAAGATTGTTGGTGCAACGGAATTTGCGGTTGTTCTTTATCGTGATAAACTCCCAAAATTTCGGAATGCAGGTGATGACGGTAAGGGACATATGGTTTTTGACTGGTTCCCGTGGGAGAGAGATAACCGAAAAGAATACCCTAAAATACACCCAACACAAAAGCCGATTGCTGTGTTGAAGCGCCTGATCGAGATCTTCACTGACCCCGGAGATGTGGTTATAGATCCATGCGCAGGAAGCGGGTCAACGCTTCGGGCTGCTGCCGAAATTGGGCGAAAGGCATACGGATTCGAGGTTGACAAAGCAATTTATCAACGAGCAAAAGATGAGATGCTTTCAGGGCTTGAAAGCATAAAAGACCAAATCACGCTGCAAGAAGTTTGCGGGGTGGAAAAGTGAAAATCACAATCCCCGAAATTCCGCCATCGCTGAACAAGTATGCAGGACGGATGAATGGCTGGGAGTACCGTGCTGAAAAACATAGATGGATTGGCCTGATGCGAGCGTACTGCAAAAAACAAAAGCCGATTGACAAGGCCATAGTGACCATCACCTACTACTTTCCAACACGCCATCGGCACGATCCCGACAACTACAACGGCAAGATGCTGATGGATGGCCTGACCGACCGAGGCGTTATAGCAGATGACAGCTTTGACCATGTGGAATTAAGGCTTCGGGGAGAGTATGACAGACAAAATCCGAGGACGGAAATAACAATCGAGGAGGTATTGGGATGATAGCAGAAGATGCCAAAAAAGAGAAAGACCACATGACCCAACAGGAGAGGGAGGAATTCACCCGGCGGTGGAACGCTGCCGTGGAGAGAATCAGAAAAGCGCCAGGAGGTGGAGAGGATGCCGTCAGCGGAGAGGATTGCGCTGGTTGAAAGACTGGTGCGGGAAAACAAGTCGAACAAGGAAATCGCAGAAATATTGGGCATCAAGCAAAGCTCCGTCCGGTCGACTATCGTCAAGTGCGGAGTAGAGCGTGACAAGAACAGGCCGTGCAAGATGTGCGGTAAGCCTGTAGGAACGGCAAACCCGAAGGCAATGTACTGCAAAGAGTGCGGGCGAAAGATGAAGTCGGAGTACGCAAGGAAAAGCGCACAAAGGAACATGGTAGAGGTGACCTGCGGATACTGCGGGAAGAAGTTTTACGGCCATGAAGCGGCGAAGTTTTGCTCCAAGGTCTGCTACCAAAAGGCCGTGTCCGAGGGAAAGTACAACAAGGTTGAGAACCGCATCAAGCGGAAGCCGGGGAAAATCGACATCGAGATCCGCATCTGCGGGAAGACAAACGACCGCATGGAGAATGTCGACTACTACGAGGCCAGAGAGATATGGCGCAAGGGCTGGCTTGGCCGTGGCTACGCTGCGCTGGTGACCGTGGACGGCAAGCTGCTCGACACGATCCCCAAAGTGACAAAATTTTTCGGCTTTAGGGGGGAAGGATATTGAAGCATTGGCTTGCGGTAATTTTGATCGTTGTGTTTGCAGGGCTTGTGCTGTGGTACATGGGGTGGCAGTACATATTGGCACAACAGGCGATGGCACAGGCGGCGGTGACCGCCGAAGAAGCTGCGGAGCGAGAACAAGCCGCCTACTACAAAGGCTGGCAGGACGGAAAGAATTATTATCTTGAGAATTTTGGAGGTGCTGAATGGGTGCAAACAAAATAGAATGTCGGGAATGCCGGTATCTTATGTTTTCCGACTGTTATGGAGAGTGTTCCAAAGGGAACATCTCCGGGGTCGTCCAACCGCATTTTTCCTGTGGTAAAGGCGTGGCTAAAAACGACAATCTGTCGGTAAAGGAGGGATAACATGGATGCACTGGAATTTATAAAGGAAGCAAAGAGAATGTGTGAAAGCTATGAGGAGTGTGAAGCCTGCCCGGCTAATGCCGATGGATTTGATGATTGCCGCATTGACCATATGCATGATATTGACGCAGAGAACGCTGTGAATATCGTGGAAAAGTGGGCGAAGGAGCATCCAAAAAAGACACGGCAGAGTGTGTTTCTGGAGCAGTGGCCGTAGGCGGAAATTGACAAATTCGGGTGCTTGGAGATATGCCCAAAACACGTTTCTGCTGATTACCGGAGCAGATACGTGAATTGCACGAATCGTGTGTGTGGTGGTTGTAGTCGCGAGTTCTGGATGCAGGAGGTAGAGTAATGAAAGGAATAGTAATCACAACAAATGGCGAGATGCGGGTGCAGGAGTTTTCAGAGCCTGCACACCGGAGCATTGGCGATGCTGTTGGAGGGTGGATTGAGATTGTCCGCCCTGTGCGCTTGAAGCGCCCTTACTGCATGGTTGTAAATGATGAAGGAATGATTCTTGGTCTCCCGATCAACAGCTTCGGCAGTTTCTTGTACGGAGTGGACTACCACGGAAATGTAATTTTAGGCGATATTGTTTTCTTAAAGGAAGGCATCAACAGCGATGGGGAGCCGGATATATTAGGGCTTAATGAACAAGACATTAAGTACCTGCGCGATATGGTTTCCAGCGGAAAGGGCGCCAGAGATGGTATGTGGAAACCGGAGGGCTGACAATGGCAGAATGGAGAGTATACGAAGCAGATACTCCGCAGTGTACGAGCTGTGGGATGTGGATGCCGTTCGCCAGATACCGACGTGGTCAAGGTACAAATGCAAGAAGGATCACGGACTATTGCCCAAACTGCGGTGCAAAGATGGATGGGGGTACAGAAAGTGGCTGAATACATAGACAAAGCGCTGCTAAAAGAACTGCTTGAGAGGTACGGATGCGACAAGGATTTGCTGGAGATAGTCGATTGTATCCCTGCTGATGCGGATGTCATGCAGGTAGTGCGGTGTAAGGACTGCAAGTATCTTGCAAATGCAACTGTTAATTCTAATGGATTTTTGATTTGTAATGTTAGCGATATGGAAATTACGCTGGAAGACTTTTGCAGCTATGGAGAAAAAATGGATAGGGGTGAAGAAAATGGGCGAATATGTCCTTAAAGAGCATGTCAAGGATGTGCTTGCACTGTACGACTGCCGGGATCGCGATTTGATAAAAGCTATAAATGAAATGCCCATCTCCAATGTGCAGCTCGTTGTTATGAAGCCTATTGAACATGGACATTGGGTATCGTTGACCGATTGCGCCAATGCGGGGGTGTATTGTTCTGTTTGCCACAAGAATGTATGGCGAGAGGATTACTCCGTGTGCAACCGAAAGAACAAAGTGCGTTCCAATTTTTGCCCCCATTGCGGAGCGACTATGGACGAAAAGGAGGCTGTCTATGATTAAGCCATACATCAAAAATGAAACTGCAGTGGATATTATCTGTAGTATCTGCGACAGAATGTATCCGGGAATGGACTGTGAGCCTGCCGACTGTGAGTGGATGAAGATGCTGGCGGAGGAAGCTGTTGATGCGGTGCCGGTGGTCAGATGCAAAGACTGCAAATATTTCGACTCCGGCGATAACGTGGTGGATAGATGGGAATATTGTAAGAAAAACTGCATCGATGTTTCGGAGGAATGGTTTTGTAAATCAGGAATTAGGAAGGAGGACAAAGTGGAATGAAAAGCGAAGACATTACAAAGCTGCCGTATGCACCATGGCTCGAAGATGCTATAAGGACACTGACCGAGAATAATGTTGAGGCGATCTGTATTGCCATAAAAAAGCCAGACGGATACACAATGACGGGCTACTGGAACTCGGACACCCAAGACAAAGCGATGTTTGCGAGCGCCATACAAAGCGATATTACATTGGAAATTATGGAGCAAAACGCAGACGCCATCAAACGGGCGATGGAGGAGGGAGATGAATGACAGACTACAAAAAGGCTTGCAAGTGGGAGCTTGGCAGGTATTACGAAAAGCTCATGGCCATCGACAGCCTGCAGGACGAGATCGATATGCTGACCGCCAGAATGGAGGGCATCAGGTCACCCAAAATGGACGCAACACCTGTACAGGGCGGCAGCTCAACTGCCGAGGAACGCATTATAAACGCCATGTGCAATCGGGACAACCTAACCGTCAACCATGAGCTGGTTAAGTGGCAAGTGCGGCAGATGGATCGTGGGCTGTCGATCTTGACCGACCAGCAGCGCAGGATACTTGAGGTGGCCGTCATGCGGCGGGAATACAATGCCGTCGACAGACTGTGTGACGAGCTGCACATCAGCAGGTCGGAACTGTACCGCAGGATGGACGAGGCCATCAAGAGATACACCATTTGCCGATACGGTGTGACCGAGCTGTAAATCTTGGGACAAATTCGGGAAAAAATTACGGCTAACATAGTGTATAATAATAGTGTGGTCAAACACACATTCTCTATTTTTCAAAAACCTCCTTGACAAAAACTTTCCCCGCAGTTTTGGCTTCGGCATTTTACATGGGGACACAAAAAAGAGCAAGCATTTCTGCCTGCTCTTTTTTGTTGCGTGGCTACCAAGATAGTTTCCTCAAAAAGTCGATGTCTGACCATGACAGCCCATATTTTTGCTTGATATCTTTTACGGAAACGCAGTTGGTTTCATATGCCGGAATCTCGGATAAGCGCTTGACTTCGTTGTCTGTGAGATTGTCGAAGATGTCGCAGAGCTTTAATCGACTTTGGTAAAGATCCTTCGACCTATACATGCCATATGCTTCGTCCCAATCTTTCGCAGGGACCGCGTTTTCTTCGATCTCTTCAATTCTCGCAAGGCAGCTCTTCCGGATTCTCTCGCAAGCCTCTGAACGGACATTCCTGCTTTTTTCTGCTGCCTGCTCAATCAGAGATTCGATAACTGCCGACATCGTACAACCCTCCTTTTCAGCGAGTGCAGAAAGCGCGTTTTTCGTTCCCTCTGAAACTCTTACATGAATGATTTCTGTTTTGTTCATTGTTATGCCTCCTTAATCTTCAACGATTGTAAATACACTTTTGGGGATCCAAGTGGTCCATCCCTTTACGGAGCCGTCGATAGCGCCGGAAGAAAGGCGAACCTTCATCGCTTTTTCGCTCTCGCCGAGAACTTCCTCAACGTTTACGAAAACACAGCCGTCCTCTTCGTATCTGGTCCCGAGGTCGGGATTTCTGCGGGTGTAGTCGATGAACACATTGTACGCCTTGGCGGTATCCTCGGTCTTGTCGTAGAACCAAGATTTAAGCTTAATCTCCATGTTTGTTCCTCCTTGTGATTGGCTTCCTTTACTGTCTTTATTATATCACGTGTATATACATTTGTCAACACAAAACGGCGTTGATTTCAATTTATAATGCACAAAGTTCAAAAGGAAAATTTAGCATATTGCACAAAAGGAGGTAAAACCATTGGAGTTGATATGCCACAGGCTGCCGGGGAAGGCCGCAAAGATATATCCCGTATCGGATGTGCATCTTGGGAGCATCCTGCACGACAAAGCAGGATGGGAAAACTTCTGCCGCCGGGTGGAGGCGGAGGACGCCTATGTGATCCTCGGCGGGGATTTAATCAACAACAATACCCGCCATGCCGCAGGCAGCCCGTTTGAGGACTATCTGCGGCCGAGGGAGCAAAAAAAGCTGATGGTGGAGATGCTGACACCAATCAAAAACAAGATTTTGTGTGCTGTATCTGGCAATCACGAGGCAAGGACGGCCAAGGACACCGACCAAGACATTATGGGCGACATCATGTGCAAGCTGGATCTGGAGGACAGATATGCAGAGGATGTGGCATTTGTCAAGCTACAGCTTGGGACACGCACCAACAGGGATACATCGCTGGTGACCTACACGATGGCGGTTACACACGGCTCCGGCGGCGGGATCTACACAGGTGCAACAGTCAATCGCAACGAGCGCTTTGCAAACACCATCGAGGGCATTGACGCATTGATAGTAGGGCATACCCACAAAGGGACGGTATCCAAGCCCAAAAAGATCGTGGTAGACAGCAAAAACAATAAGGTGACTACAAAGCAATTGGTCGTAGTAAGCTGCACAGCATGGCAGCATTACGGCGGTTACGCAGCACGCAAGATGCTACTCCCCAGCAGCGAGAGCGATGCAGAGCAGCCACAGACATTGCTGTTAGGGTGCAATAAGCACGGCGACAAGCGTATCACGGTGGTGTGGTGACATATATGGTAGCCCGGCATAGTAGACACCGGGAGGGATAGGGCGGGAAGAAAACGAAGGGAGGTGCCGAAGATGGCAGATACCAAAAGTAAAAAAGGGTACAACAAAGGGTGGGAGAACCTGAAGCCGGCCAAAAAAGGCGAGTGCAGGAACCCAAACGGCAGACCGAAAATCCCAGAAGACGCCAAAGCGATGCTGAAAGCGGCGACTCCTGCGGCGGTCAAGCTGCTGGTGGATACCCTAAACAACACAAACGAGAAAACCGAAACGAGGGTAAAGTGCGCTGAAACCGTATTAGACAGAGTATACGGCAAGGCCAATCAGCCGATTGATCTGGGTGGCGAGATACCCAAAATCGAGATCGTGCTGGGCGATGGCAAGGAGTATGCCAAATGACGGTCAATTTAGGCACACCGAATCCCAAGCAGGAGCAGTTTTTGCTGTCGGAAAAGCGCAGGGTGTGTTACGGCGGCGCCAGAGGCGGCGGTAAGAGCTGGGTGGTGCGGGCAAAGGCCACCATGCTTGCCGTTAATTATAGCGGCATCAAGATACTGATCCTGCGCCGGACGTACGGAGATTTGTGGCGAAACCATGTGCTGGAGCTGCGCAAAGTTTTAGAACCCGATATAGCAACCTATCGGGACTCGGAAAAAGCGATGATATTTCCAAACGGCAGTCGCATCTGGTTTGGATACTGCGCCGCCGAGGCCGATGTGCTGCAGTACCAGGGACAAGAGTACGACATCATGTTCCTCGATGAGGCAACACAGTTTACCGAGTTTATGTACAACAACTTGGTGGCCAGTAACCGTGGAGCCAACGACTTCCCCCACCGGATGTATCTGACTTGCAACCCCGGCGGAGTCGGCCATGCGTGGGTCAAGCGCCTGTTTATCGACCGGGACTATACGGCGGCGGAAAACCCAGAAGACTACGAGTTTATCCCGGCCAAGGTGTACGACAACAAGGTTTTGGTGGATAAGGACCCAGACTATGTACGGATGCTGGAGACCCTACCGGAGGATATGCGCCGGGCATGGCTGGATGGCGATTGGAATGTGTTTGCAGGTCAGTATTTTGCAGAGTGGCGTGACGATATCCATGTGATAGACCCCATAGAGATACCAGACTGGTGGAGACGCTACTTTGCCATGGACTACGGCCTTGATATGCTGGCCGGATACTGGATCGCCATTGACGGAGATGGCAACGGCTATGTGTACCGAGAGATATACGAGTCAGGGCTGATTGCCTCCGATGCCGCCATGCGTATCAAGGAGGCCAACGGAGACGATAAGATCGAGCAATGGCTTGCACCGCCCGACCTGTGGAACAGGCGTAACGACACAGGCCGCAGCGTGGCAGATATATTTATGGAGCAGGACATTCCGCTGGTTAAAGTGGACAACGACCGTATCAACGGCTGGCAGGATGTACACGAGTGGCTCAAGCCGAGGGACAGCAGAGATATCATAACCGGCGACAAGACGAGGATCGCAGGGCTGCGGTTTTTCCGTCAATGCCGCAATGTCATCAGGTGCTTGCCGATGGTCCAGTACGATGACCACAAGCCTAACGATGTAGCGACAGAGCCGCACGAGCTGACCCATGCACCTGATGCAATCAGGTATTTTTGCAGCGGGAGACCGTATGCGGGACAGCCGCCGGTTACAAAGTACAAGCTGCCGCCGGAGCTGCGGCAGCCCGAAGAACAAGGAGGGTATCAGGTATGGTAAGACGATGGCTCAAGCGCCTGATCCTGTGGGCGTTAGGGGACGATCCAAAGGCGCAGGAGCAGTACGCAACAAAGATATTCAGCGAGTGGCTTAACGGCCCGGAGGATTGATATGAGTGATGTAACCCTGTGGACACTATACCGAGAGGGTGTAGCGTACCACAACAAGATGGGCTTTAGCACCAAATTCCCGACCTTTGTGCGATTTAAGGAGGGAGACCAGTGGCCGCAAGCGACCGAGCGCACCAAAAACCTGCCGAGACCCGTCCTTAACATCGTGGACATGATCGTCCGCAGCAAGCGCTCCAGCGTGCTTGACCAGCCTGTCAGCATCGTCTACCGGCAGGGCAGCGCAACGGGCGATGAGATCCTTGACCAGATGCACCAGGACGCCGCAGAAAACTGCACCGAATACGCGCGGACGATCTGGGATAGGGCAGACATGGACAAACTGTGCAACGAGGCGTGTGACGATGCAGCGACCAACGGCACAGGCATCTGGCACTTTTACTGGGACACCAGCGTTACGGGCGACAAATATGTGGGGGAGCTTCGTGGGGAAACCGTGGATGCTCTCAATTTTTTTGTAGCCAACCCGCAGCTCCGGGATGTGCAGAAGCAGGACTATCTCATCATCGCCCAGCGGCTCAAATTGGGCGCTGTACGCAAGATGGCCAAGGACAGGGGATTGCCGGCAGAAAAGGCGGCAAACATCTGCCCCGATGAATTTGAGGATGCAAGCACCTATCAGGCCGAGAGAATTGAGCTGGACGGCAAGGAAAACGAAAAGGCCACGGTGCTGACCAAGTATTACCGCAAGAACGGTGAGGTCGTATTTGATAAAGCGACCCGCAGCGTGGAGATATGCAAAGCAGTACCGCTTACCCCGCAGGGCAGCCCCGTCCGCATCAAGCTGTACCCTGTGGCGGCGCTCAACTGGAAACTGCGTAAAGCCTGTTTTTACGGCATCGGCGAAATCGAGGGGCTTATCCCCAACCAAAAGCTCATCAACTTTATGTATGGGATGCAGGCGCTGGCCATCCAGCAGATGGGCTTCCCGAAAATCGTGGCAAAGCCGGGTGCTATCAGACAGCCGCTAACCAACGAGCCGGGGGAAATCGTCACCGACTACTCCAACGGCGGGATATCGTACCTGCAGCCTCCGGCGTTTTCGTCTGCTGCTACGCAGGTCAGCAACGACATGATCGACCTGACCCGTGTAGTAACAGGCACGACCGAGGTAACGACCGGAGAGTCCTTGGGTGCAAACATGGCAGCATCCGCAATCATTGCTTTGCAAAACCAAGCGCAGACCCCTGTCAACGAGATTCAGCGCAGATACTGGCACGCAGTTAAGGAGATCGGCCGCATTTGGATGGAGTTTTTCAAAACATACTGCTCCGACAAGAGGGAAATCGTCATTGAGATGGGGGACGAGGTATCAGGCAGAGCGTTTACGGGTACTGACTACGCCATGTACGACTTTGACCTGCAGGTGGATGTCGGCGCTTCGTCCGAGTATTCTGCGGTGCTGGCACAGGCAACGCTGGACAAGATGCTTGACCGAGGAGATATCACAATCGACCAGTACATCGAGCTGTCCGACCCCAACGTTGCGCCGTTTAAGGAAAAATTCAAACGGATGCGTGAGATGCAGCCGACCCCGATGGGGATGCCCGGAGTACCCGAAGAAAACATCGAGGGGCTGCAGAGCGTTTCGGGAGTAGGCGACGTGCCATTGCCCGATATCCCGAAAGCCCCAACCCCGTTAGACAAGTACAAAGGAGGCGGTAACAATGCTGTGCCCAAACTGTAAGGCAGAGATGCGGATCACAGGCAAATACCTGTCCTTTACCGGGGACAAATCCCCCGACACGGAGACCAAGGCATTTATCAAGCTGCAATTGGAGTGCATCAACCCCAAATGCACCAACAGGACACCGACCTATGTGACCAACCCCTTTGAGGGATAACCAATTTTTAAGTGGCTGCTAAACGGAACAAACCGAACCTCGCCACAGAAAGGAATTTATGGACGAAGAAATCATGACTGCTGCAAATGAAGATATCGAAGAAGATATCGACTCCTCTCCCGCAGTAGAGGAAACCGAGCCGGAGGTAGAGCTGGAAACAGAGCCGGAGCCGGAGATCACCGAGACACAGCGTGTGTCACGGAGAATCAAAGAAGCATCCCAAAAGAGCGTGGACGACTTTGTACGTAGCATGGGCCTGACCAACCATTACGACAATGACAGACCCATCACCACAAAGGCGGAGTACGAAGCCTTTGTTGCGATGCAGCGGCTGGACGAGGACGGCCAAACCGACCCCGTATCAGCTTACCGAAACCAATCCTTGGAAGCGGAGATTGCCCGCCTGCGGAGCAATGAGCGCATGAGAGAGCTGGAGGCTGACCCTGTAAGAGGGCAGACATTCACGAAGCTCAAAGACCAAGTGGTTGAATTGATGGACTACTGCACACAGCAGGGGACGCCCTGCAGCGTGGATGCAGCGTTCAACACAATTCTGGCGAACAGCTATTTTGACCTCGCCAACGATGCTGCAAACAAGGCAAAGGAAGACACGCTCCGAAGAATCAACAACAACGCACAAGCATCTCCCGGAGCATTGACGGGCGAAAGCCCAGAAACCGAAGCCGACTACATGAAGATGTCGGACAAAGACTTTGAAAAGCTGTATCAAGCTGCACTCCGGGGGGAATTAAGAAATTAAGGAGTGTATAAAACTATGGCTACTACTACCCAGACTTACGGTAATCTTACCGCTGAACAGAGAACCTTTTACGACCGCACCCTGCTGTCCCGGCTGCTGCCCAACCTGACCTTCCTGAAGTACGGTCAGAAGCGCCCCATGCCGAAGAACAAGGGCGACAACATCAACTTCCGCCGCTTTAACTCCCTTGATGTCCCTGCGAATTCCCTGACCGAGGGCGTGACCCCTGACGGCGACAACCTGTCCATCACCGCTGTGACCGCTACCGTGAAGCAGGAGGGCAACTGGGTTTGTATGTCCGACAAGATCAGTATGGTCGGCATCGACCCCGTCCTGACCGAGGCCGCTGCACTGATGGGCGAAAATGCCGCCAAGACCCTTGAGACCCGCTGTGCGGATGTCATCTTCAGTGGCACTTCCCAGCAGTACGCCGGTGGTGCTGCCTCCGCTTCTGCCATCGCTGCCGGAAAGGTAGTCAACAGCGAGGAGATCAAGAAGGCCGTCCGTACCCTGCGGAACAACAACGCCGAGCCTGTAGAGGGCGGTTATTACATCGGTTTCTGCGATCCTGATGTCGCTTACGACCTGCAGAACGATGCCCTGTGGCAGGACATCTCCAAGTACAACGGCGCCGAGAACATCATGAAGGGCGAGATCGGCCGCATCCATGGCGTCCGTTTCATCCTGACCACCATGTGCCCCACCGACACCAAGACCGCCAGTGCTGGGACTCTGCACAAGACCCTCATCGTAGGCAAGGATGCTTACGGCGTGGTGGATGTCAACGGCTCCTCCAAGCCCGAAATCATCATCAAGCCCACCGGCTCTGCCGGCACCGATGACCCGCTTAACCAGCGTGCCTCTGTCGGCTGGAAGGCAATGGCAGTTTCCGTTCGCCTGCAGGAGCTGGCGATGGTCTGCATTCAGTCCATGGCTTCTGCCTAACCAAATACAAGGGAGGGGGTAACGCCCCTCCCTTCTTTTACAGAAAGGACATAATATGGCTAACATCAAAAAGACCGACAACCCCGACATGATCGGAGAGATCGTAGAAAAAGAGACCGGAGAAGAACTCGCCAAGGGCAAGAAGGTACGCATCCGTCTGCCGAAGGACCAGCTGAACGAAGAAGATGTCGTAGTGCCTGTGTGTATCAACGGCTATACCTATCAGATCAAGCGTGGCGAATGGGTCGATGTGCCCGAAGAAGTCGCCCGGATTCTTGAAGAAGCAGGATACATGGGGTGATTGAATGAACAAGAACGATGCCATCAACGGTGCGCTGCGGTGGCTGGATGAAGCGACCGTAAACGGCGCAGCGGCAAGCAACGGCTTTATCGCCGACTACAAGGACAGAATGGAACACCTGCTGGACGGTGCTGTTGCGATGGTGGAGTCCCAATTCCCCATCATCAAATCCGTGAGCATCGTCCAGTCGCCTCCCAAATGCATGGAGGGGAGCTTCTTCCCCTGCAAGAGCTTTTATCCAGGCGAGGAGTATACCTTCTCCAATGCGGACGCAAAAGCATATTCGCTTGAAATTACAGGCCATGCGAGGATGTCTGTTGATGGAGTCGCACAGGCCATCGATGAGGACTCCTTCAAGCGGTTTTCGGGATCGTTCAAGGGCAGTATCCGCATCACCTCCGAGTACCCCTTCTGGGTGCGGAATGCAGGGTATTATGATTACCCATCGAAAAACATCCCCGAACACACGCCTTGGGACAGGTACGAGCTTCCGGAGCAGATGAACGGCCTCGTGAAGATCCTGTTCTCCGGCGATGGCGTGACCTTCCGTGACTTCTCCGATTATCGGAGGCTGGACGAATACCACATCGCCATCCCTTATCACTATCGTGGGCAGTTTGACATCCAGTACAAGCACAGGCACACGACCCTTTCCGGCGCACCCGGCTCTGCGGAGATCGAAGTAGAGCCGAAGGCAGTGCCTTTGGTTCCGCTGCGACTGGCGATTGATGCCACAAGCGGGATAGACGAGACGCTGCTCCTCAATCAGTACCTCACAGGCAGATTTGCCGAGCTGGTCGGAGCGATGACCGATGAAGATGTGGAGAAGCATCAGACCATCGAGACAGTATACATGATGTAAGGAGGGAGAGCATGAAATTTTCCTCCATGCGGTTTCCGAGCACCAAAGCGATGGAGACCGGCAGCGTAGTCATCAACGACTTTTACGGCTGCGACTTTTCAAGCGGGGCAACGAACATCGACCCCCGCAGAAGCCCGAACTGCGAGAACATGATCCGTTCCTCTCCCGGTCGAGTCCGCAAGCGCTTGGGCTTTTACAAAACCAATGAATACGATGGCCGCATCAACGGCCATTACTCCCTTGACGGTGTGGATATCATCCATGCCGGCACGAAGCTGTACGCAGGTATAGAACTCATCTCCTCTGACATGAACGATGCCTTCTCGGTAGCAAAGAACTTCGACAAGGCGTTGTACCTGCTGGACGGGAAGCACTACTACAAGGTAACGCATGACGGGACGTTCAAGGTGGCGAATGTATCCGAAACGGCATATGTGCCGAGGATCGTCATCAACAAGAACCCTGACGGTACAGGCGGCATCACCTACGAGGACATCAACCTCATGTCCGACAAATGGACGGAGAGCTTCTATGTAGGAGAAAAGACGGCGACCTCCACCACATTTCAACTTTCCCTCGAAAACCTGAATAACGAGCCTGTAACGGCAAAGATATTGCAAGCTGACGGTTCCTTCGTAGACAAGGTGGAGACTACCGACTTTACTGTAGACCGCACCAGCGGCACCGTGACATTCGTAGCCGCTCCTGGGAAGTCTCCTCTTGCAGGCGCAGACAATGTATATATAACCGCATCCAAAGACCGCAGCGAGAGCCGCAGCCGTATCACGAACTGCGATACCTGTATCGTCTACGGCGAGACCGGGACGAGGCTGTTCGTAACAGGCGACCCGAACTTCAAGAACCGTGACTTCTGGTCGGCGCAGAATGATTTCTCGTACTTCTCCGACCTATCCTACTCAATCTTGGGCGAGGACAGCGAGCGCATCGTAGGCTACTCCATCGTGGGCGACAGGATTGCAGCGCACAAAAGCGGAACCACAGGCGCAGTCTATGTCCGCACAGGCTCGACCATAACCGAAAAAGACGAGCTGGGCAACCCCATTGAGACCTTTGCCTTCAAGACCGGTAATGTCATCACGGGGCATGGCGCCATCGCAGCGCATAGCTTCGTGCCGACAGATAACGAGCCTTTGTTCCTTTCCTCGACAGGCATATTTGCCTTGACCGCATCCGATGTGACAGGCGAAAGATATGTGCAGAGCCGTAGCTTCTACATCAACCCGAAGCTATTGGCCGAGAACGACATTTTGAACGCCTACGCTTGCCTACACAAAGACTTTTACTTCATCGCAGCAGGAAGTGGGGTCTATGTCCTCGACCTCTTACAGAAGCATTATGAGCAGGGAGAGCCATACTCCAATTATCAGTACGAGTGCTTCTATCTCACCGGTATCCCCGCAAGGGTGATATGGGACAGCAACGGCGAATTGTATTTTGGTACTGCTGACGGCAAGGTGTGTAAATTTTGCACCGATGAGACCACGACCGCATCCTACAACGATACCTTGGACGGGACGACCATGAAGCCTGTTATGTGCCAATGGGAGACTCCCGATATCGATGGAAAGACCTTCTATTCCAGCAAGCACTTCCGCTATCTTGCCTGCAGGTTGTCTGCGTTTGTGCGAACGAGCGTAAACGCCTCTGCAATGTGCAGCGGCAAGTGGATCGACATTCTGACCGATGCGAGGACGGCGAGATTCTTCTCGTGGGACGATATCGACTGGTCGAAGTGGACATGGAGTACGGATACGACCCCGAAGGTGTTGGGCAGGAAGCTGGATATGCGAAACCTCGACAAGGTGCGCTTCAGGTTCTCCAATGCAAATGCAGAGCCCTTCGGCATCGAGAACATCGCAGTAGAGTACAGAGAAACGAAGAAGTACAGGGGGTAACCTATGTTTGAGAAAATCAAAGCATCCGATGGGAACGAGTATACCAAGGATGCGATATTTACTGATAGCGCTGGGGAAAGAGTCGGTGTAATCGGGCAGGATACCACCCCGAACCTTTCTGCCAGCGAGATGCAATACTCGGTAGAAGCGGTTGTGCGTGAGGTCGTCATCCCTGCGTACAACAGCCTTGTGGATGCGCTCAAGGCATTGACCGCTGCTGCGAGTGTAGGAGCTGCTGATGCAAACGGCGTGGCCAGCACGGTGCAGGCCGAACTTGAGAAAAGACTCATCTCCGGCAATGTGAAATACATCCGTCTCAACGGCGATAAGGTGCTTGAGACGAGCGAAGACGGCGTGGTATGGGAAGCGACCGGCTCCTCCGGCCATGTCATCGTTAAGCCTGACGGCACGATCGCTCCGCAGCGCAGCCGCATGAAATTCACGAACGGTGTTGTCTCGGACGATGGAACGCAGACCATCATCACCAGTTTGAAGGGCGACAAGGGCGACCAAGGCCCTCAAGGCGTACAGGGCGAGAAAGGCGACAAGGGCGACATCGGTGCAACAGGGCCTGTCATCGTACCGAGCGTGGACGCAAACGGCATCATGTCCTTTACCATCCAAGACACCGCCATTGCTCCGCAGTCCGTCAGCGTGAGAGGCCCGCAAGGCCCGCAGGGCGTACAGGGCGCACAGGGCGCACAGGGCGCAAGAGGCCCGCAGGGCTTACAGGGCATCCAAGGCATCCAAGGCCCAAATGGTGAGAAGGGCGACCCCGGCGCTACTGGTGCGGAAGGGCCGAGGGGCGTGCAGGGCCCTGAAGGGCCTGTTGGGCCGCAAGGCCCCGTGGGCCCCGCAGGGAAAGACGGAACCAGCCTGTATATCGAGGACAGCTATCCGACCGTAGCGGCTCTCAAGAATGCAATCCCGAACGGAGATACCAAGATGTACTTTGTCCGTGAGAACGGCGAGTGCTACATCTGGAGCGAGACCGCAAACGATTGGGTGAGTGTCGGCGCATTGCAAGGCCCCATCGGTCCGCAAGGCCCGCAGGGTATTCAGGGACCGCAGGGGAAGGAAGGAGCGACAGGCCCGGCAGGGAGAGACGGCGCACAAGGCCCGCAGGGCATTCAGGGGCCACAGGGAGTAGTAGGCCCCGAAGGCCCGCAAGGCCCCGCTGGTGTTGCTGGTGCAGACGGCAAGTCCGCATACCAAACCGCAGTAGAAAGCGGGTACATCGGTACGGAGACGGCATTCAATTCGTCCCTTGCTGCGGTTCCTTCCCACATTGCAGATAAAACCAACCCCCACGAAGTAACCAAAACGCAAGTGGGCCTTGGCAATGTAGACAATGTAAAACAGGCTCCGTATACCCATGTGACCGATAAATCCAACCCTCACGGGGTTACAAAGGCGCAGGTGGGTCTTGGGAGTGTCGATGACACATCGGACATGAATAAGCCTGTTTCCACCGCCCAGCAGACTGCCATCAATGCTTGCAAGGTCAAGCGGGCTTCGGTTACTTTACCGACTGCATCTTGGAGCAACCTTTCGCAGACGGTAACCATCAGCGGCATCACCGTCAACAGCAAGGTAGACATCCAAATGGACGCTACCTCCCTCGGCGTACTCATCGACAGCGGCACATCTGCGATATGGATGGAGAACAATAACGGAACGATTACGGCCAAATGCATTGGCGATAAGCCGAGCGCAGACATAACAGTACAGGTTACGATTACGGAGGTAACAGCATGAGCGTAATTTATGGCAATCCAATTGTTACCAGCTGGGGGGGGGTAAAACTCAACATTGATTACGGTACAAATCCTCCCTCTGATACCACCAAGCTCTGGGTGCCATTGGCAACAAAGCCGAG